TGTCATAATACATAGCACCATCAAGAAGAGTATTACCGTCATTGTCCACTGAAGGGTCAGATGCTTTAGCTCCAAGATAACGGTCATCAAAGTTATCGAAGACTGCCTCTGCTGCTGATTGTGCTGTTTCTGCCGCTGTCTGTGCTGTCTCTGCCGCTGTCTGTGCTGTCTCTGCGTTAGTTTCCGCTGTCTCTGCATTTGTCTCAGCTGTTGATGCGCTAGTTGCAGAGGTCGCTGCATTAGTCTCAGCCGTCTCTGCATTAGTCTCTGCTAACTCGGCAGCGGCTTGAGCGGTCTCGGCATTCGTCTCTGCGGTCTCGGCTGCTGTTTTTGCGGTCTCTATATCTGAAACATTGACCATTAACGCTAAATCGCTTGCGGCAACATCGACAGATACAGAGGCTCCTGATGTGTAATCTGCTGTAACATGGTAGATGTTCTTAGTCGATTGATCGACTACCACATCATTCTTTATATATGCAGTAGCTGTTACCCAGTCACCTTTCCATTGGAAGGCTGAACTAATTAGAGCAAGGTCGCCATTAGCATCAAAGCCTACCTCTTTACTTGCTCTGTTTGGGGCTGTCTCTGTAATCTGCTGATTCCCGCTTCCAACGGGAAGTTTAATCGCAAGATCAATTACAGCCTCTGCATTATCAAATCCGACTTCAACTGCATCGAATTTATCATTTACATCTGCTGCTCGTGCTGTAGTTCCTGCGGCTAAATCTGCGGTAGGTGTGTGAAAGTTATTACTCATCTAACAAGTCCTCGTAATGAATAGTTAAGCTGAACACCTTGTAGAGTGAACGCTGGATCGGTTGTGCTATTGTGGCTAATTAAGAGCGAGAAGTTTCTGCCAGACCCATCAATGTACCCTTCAACACGGGAGATCGCTGGCGAAGACCAAGTGAATGAATTCCACTCCCCTACATCCCAGAAGCTACCTGAGCCATGTATGATCTCTGTCTGCTCAGAAGAGCCTCTCTCTCCATACTCAAAGTCAACTGAATAGCTTATATCTGCCTGCGATCCTGCATCTACATCTACAACGATCTTGCGGAAACGCTTCTTGCGATGAGGAGACTGTAGGTGAGTGAATGGCAGACGAAGGAATGATTGTATAGAGCCTCCATTAAAAGAGGTTCCGCTATCTATGTGCATTATGTAACCCTCATCAGTTCCGAAGTACATTAAGTCTCCGTCAACTGAGCCACAAAATCCACACCCATTAACCGCTGTAGTTGCTTGATGATCAAGAAGAAAGGTGGTAAATCCTACAACCTCTCTATTCACAAACGACCCTACCAGTACAGTCTTATCATCAAAGAAGACTCGATATTGATTTTTCTCTTGGGAGACAATCGCTGCCACAACATTAGATTTTCTACTGTCCAAGAACGGCTTGATCGTCTGAGATAGATTGCTCGTGGCAAAATCACCATAAGCCTGAACTGCTTGTAGTGTAGTCACGCCAGCGTCATTCAGGAAGTAGAGGTCATTTTCTAAAAATGCAATTGTCTTCTCTTTTGCTCCTGCCTCTTCAGAGAAGATTTTAAGGTCCCAGTCTGCGGAGGATGTCCCATAAAGTATATGTGTACGAACTCTGGAGAAGATAACCAGTGCATTACCAGCAACTGGATGTAACCCTGTAACCTCCATACCTGTTGCAAGCTCTCCTGCTCCTGTAGAAAGTGTCCATGTCGTAGGATCCCCTAACCCAGAGTGCTGTACAGAGCCGCCTGTAAAGCTCAGGAACAGGTGATTTTTGAATGCTGCGATATGGTTTGGCGTATCTGTAGTCATTCCTGTAGTCAGTTGCGTAAAAGTAGTTCCGTCAAACTGAAACGCTTTATTTGCCCCATCACAACCATACATCATAATTGTGCCTGAGTGACCTGTGAAGTTGTAGTTCACAAACTCATATTCTCCACCAGCCGCTAAGACTGGCGTTGTAACTACTGTCCATCCAGAGATTGTTGCTTTGTGCATTACACAAGCCGTTCCTCCTGCATTATCACGGAATGCGTATACATCGCCACCGTAAATCCAGATTCCTCGGATATCGCCTGATCCTGGCACTGCCGCTGGTGTCCCTGTGGTGGTTCCGTCAAACGCAGCGTATCCATCCATGCGCCTATAACCGCCTGACAGTTCTGGCTCAAAGTTCTGAGCCAAGATAGCAGCACCTGCTGGAATGCTTAGTGCTGGCGATACTAGATCAAGACCTCCGCCTAGCGCCCATGTTTGCGTTTGGACTGTCATGCGAGTGGTGAGATTGGGAGGGTTACGATAGGTAATGAGCTATTCAAAAGGTCATTCATTATTGATTGATATTGAATCTGTGCGTCTTGATATATCTCTGAGGCATCCTCTTCTGCTGCATAATGAATCAATGCTTGATAGAGGATGATAGAGTGGAACTGTTCTGGCAGAGCAGGCACGTCAGTATTGTTGACTAGAGAGACTGGTGTTCTGTAGTAATCAAAGTATATTGTGTATCCTGCTTCAGGTGTTACATCAAAGCGGATATTGTTGTTTGGTAAGATTGTGAACTGTGAAGGTCTGCCACTGCTGACAGCTCCTGTACTTAATGAGCCTGTGCGCCAAGTAGCCCAAGGAACATAAGAGAGCATAGACTGATCCCCTAATCCTATATCCGTCTCATAAATTCTAAACGAGTCAGTAACATAGGTACTTAATGATGGATCGAGCTGTAGATTATTAACAGGCGAGTAGTCTCTCTGACCTATCGTTGTACTGAACACTGTGCTCTCCCAGAGGAAGTCCCAGTCACGCTTGTTCTGTATTTCAATCCACGCAAGCGCAACCCAGTCTACAACTTTCTGCTTCATGCCGCTCTGACTTGTTACAGTCGAGAGACTACTAGATATACCTGCCTCTTGCATTACACGCTGGCAAAGTTGTAGATAGGTCATTGCTTTTTATCCTGATATGATTTGAAATGGATACCGATGCACATCTCGACTCTCTCCAAGGTCTGAGTCAACATGAGTCTCTACTGCGTGATTAAGAATCTCTACTACGGCAGGAGGAACATCAATATTTTTCCCTCTAGGGATAGCGTATTGAGTTCCGTTATAGATGACCGTGACAGGATTCTTTTCAGTCTCCGTCTTTGATATGTTGATTGTTACAACACTTTTTTTAGCTGCTGGTTTTCTAGGACTAGCTCTTTTAACTGCTGGTTTTTCGGTCTCTTTTGTAGCTTCTACTTCTGCCGCACTTACTAAATTACTCATAATAAAATCTCCATCAATGGGAAAACGCTGTCTCGCGACAGGGTGTTCGCATCCTTATTGGACACGCATAAAAAAAGGTAAATATCCGAGTCGATACCCACCTCACGATTTAGTGCCTATAGCACTGGTATGGTAGCTAACTTACGCTAACTACCATAACGGTGATATAGAAAACCACACACCTGTTAAGATGTGTGATCGTCTACTCTAGCCTAATGCACACTCAAGACGAACCGCCCATCCTTCGTTAAGCATCTTAGCTACAAAGTAAGTCTTCCAACCTACAGTTCCTTTCTGACCCAATGGATCTCCGCCTCGTGGCGTACCAGGATTAAGCACCATAGGCTTGATCGCATTAGCTCCTTTCAGAGTGATACAACCAAACGCCTCTTTAGCGATGTACACGATTCCGTAAACATCAACACTTGAAGCACCGCCTCCTGCTGCAATCATAGTAAGTGTAGGTGAGCAAATATAACGCACATCCTCTACTTTTCCGACTTCATAAGGCATAGCCTTCATCTGACCGTACTTCTCTACTGGAACAAATCCAGTCATATCACGAATGTCAGACTCAAGATCAGTATGAGCAAATGCAATATAAGCGGCATCTACAGGCTCAGTAGTATAGTTCGGAGAACCGCCTACCATGCTTGTAATCTTGCGACCTTTGTTACCTTTGATTGTGCGAGTAATTGCACGCTGATCAGCAAGGCTAGGCGCTGCTGCAACAGTTGAACGACCTGCCACACCGTTAGCATAACGAACTGAAGTACCTGCCTTGATTACATTCCAAGTCAAAGTCTCAACAGTCTCGCCAGCTTGCTCTCCTGCAAGCATTGAAGCATCTTTCAATACTGGATCTTCTGCTAGATCAGTCACTTTATCAGTGATCTCAATAACAGATCCGTACTGTGCTAATGTTGCAGTCACATCTTCGTAGCTCATTGCTAAGCTAGTAGGTGGAGTGCCTTCAGTTAGTGCAGTAGTTGCAGCACTGAAAGGTACTGGACGACGGAACTTGACTTGCTCTGAAGTATTTTTCGGAACTGGTTTAGCCAGACCGAATTTAGATAGAACCTCAATAGGCTCTGCGTGAGCCAACATCTCTTTGGCAGCCCAAGCAGTAGTGCGTTGAGACAGACCTGAATAGTTTGTAGTAGCCATTGTATTTTCTCCTTAAATGGACTATTAAAATATGAAGAGTGTTATCGCCTTTGTGCGATCTTCATCTCTTCTTGCTTTGCGTATGCGGCAAATGCAGCATCATAATCATCTTCTGGTATTGCGTTATTCCCACCGCTACTCCTACGAGCAGGGATGTTTGTTGCACCTTGAAGTTGTTGTTGCCTTTTTGCCTGTATATCAGCTACTTCTGATTGCGCCTCAGACTGAGGGGCTGCTTCCGTTGCTGCGGGCATCTGCGAAGATTTGTAATAGCTTATTAAAGAGGAGGCATCCACTGCGTCCTCGCTAGTCTTCATCTGCTGAACTGCCTTCGGTTGGACAGAGAGCCAATTTGTAAAAGGCTCGCTTTGTACTACTTCTTTCCAATCACTGTGTGCGGCATCTAGTGCGGCATACTGTACTTGAAAAAATCTTTGTCGCTCTGCGTGCTGTAATGGTTCAACAGCCTGACCTACCTGCTGTTCCATTTTGTGTGCGAACTGCTCTTCCATCGCACCCATACGAGCATTCATTGCTTGTGCAATCTCAGGATACTCCCCTTCAAACTCTGTCCACTTCTCAGGCGTTATGTCCGCAGGAGGTTTATGAGTCTGTACAGGGATAGCCCGCTGATGCTGAATCTGGTTTATCTTTTGTTGAAGTGCCGATACTCGACCCTCATTACTTCTCTTGTATTGAAGTAACTCATCCCTCTCTTGTTTGATTAGGTCTGAGTCTATAGGCTCTACTGCCTCTTCCTGAAGATCCTTTTCAATCGCAGCAATCTCTTCTGCAACCTCTTCTGGACTCTCTTCCGATATATCTTCAGTGCTCTCTTCACTATCCTCTGCAACTAAGTT